CACGAATATCTGGCGGATATTAAAATCAAAGATGCGTTATTCAAACAAATCCTTAAACAAAAACTTTCTAACATCATTGGTAGAATGTCAAGACAAGATAGTGATGAGTTTGAATTCCAACACTTCAAAGTTCGGTTAATTTTCTCAGAGTCTGAAATCAAAGACCTGAATCTTGATCCGTATCGGTTTTCATTCTGGTTTGAAATGGATTATGATAATGGTGGATATTGTTACGCCATTGATTCAGAGAATAATCAAAAAGTAGTATCACCAAAAACCAAAAATCGTGAAATTACTGAATACGAATACATGCAAATTTTGATGAATCATCCTGACCAAGATTTTGCAGAGTTTGATCGGTATCCAACAGAAGTCAAAGACGTATGTTATTCGTGTGGTTATTTCACTGGCAGCAACGACCCAATGACACAGAACCGATGCCACACAACATCTTGTCCAGTGTATTTCAAGAAACTTGTCAGACTTCAAACTTAAAATGATCGAAGGAAGATTCAAAACCAAACAAGAATTTGAAGAATATGTTGACGGTATTCAACTTGTTTGGAATAACTTTTCCGATGAAAGTGATTGGAGATTCTTTTCATCAAATTTATTAAATGAGTTTGTTAGTGGGACTTATACCATTGATTACGTCAACAAAATTCCACTTAATAAAGTTTATTTGATTCTAAAGTATTGCATGACAGGTTCACCGTATACCATTCGATTAACACCGAATAAAATTAGTGTTCAAGTGTTTGATGATATGGTCAATTTTGCAATAAGAATATATGGTGGAGATATTATCAAAGCATGTTATCGATCTTCACCTGAAGTAGTGCAATCAAAATCACACTTGTTTGTAGAAGTATCGAAAATTTATAACGAAGACCCTGAGAGTTAATTTTTCTCTCAGGGTTTTGTTGTTTTGAAAAAAGATTAAATAAAACAGTTGACAAGATGCTATCAAGTATAGTATATTATCACCTGTTTTCCATTTCAGACATTTTGGGGTTCATGGCACCTGGAAGCCATCAATAATCCGTTCTTCTCGGTTTGTGACGGTATGTTAAGAATGAGTCTGACATTCGACCTCAAGCGACGAAGCGCTAACCCGCGCCGCCCTAAAAAGTCGCCCACCACTGTGGGACTGAATTTCGCTTGTTGTATGTGGTTGAATTGGCTGAAATGCCAGTTAATGATTTCTCATTCTTAGTCAATGAGAATCAAGTTTTGGGGGAGGATGATAATAAGGCTAAAACCTCCCCGCTGGTTAGAATCTACTTTTGCGTTGAGGATTCTTTCAAATTTCGAGATTTTTCAGATAATATGTTGAAAATATACATCGCATAATTTCATATTATGTTAGCTCTGAATATCTCTGCTTTCCAAAAATTCTGAAAAAATTTCAGAGTGATAAAGGGGAGCAAGAAGTTAAACAGCGAATACGGGAACAGCTTGATCTAGTGTCTGCGGGTAGAAAGCAGCATGTTCAAGTGGAGTAGATATAGTCAATCCTCGCTCTTAAATGTTTACACGCAAGGCCCATCTGGGTTAATAATCGAAACTATCGTTTTTCTCATTTTTTGCGAAAAACAAGTTAGTAATGTCGAGATATTAAGGGAGTGTAATATATTGGATGTGTTTTTAGCTGTTATGTGATTTGTTAGTTTTTACGCCACATAATTACAAACAGTTAAACTTACACATCTGATATATGCACTCCTTTTTTCATTACTTTGCTTTGTAGTTTTGTCGGTTATTGCGTAAATTTTTACATTTACGCCCTTTCATGTCCATCATATTCATTCTCATATGTTCTCTATCATTCACTTGTCTCATGCCAAACAAAATGAGCTAAACTTTGAAAATACAATCACATGATTATTGTGGTGCTGAAGTGGTTTAGATTTTGAATTGAAAAATGAGCTAAACTTTCTGATTCAGTTAAGTGTGACTGTCAAACAAAGTGATTAGATATTTTAAACTGAATCAATTGAGAAGGGATGAGCAAGCAATCAGCTAAACTTTCAAATGAGAAGTGAATGCTGTTGTTTTTAAGTCATGAATGAGTTGTCTGAAAAACAAATGACTGAATTTTGATGGCTGAAATGAATGCTGTTTTGAGTAAGTGATCTGAATGAATTGAGTTGAATTAAACAGAATACTTGCAATATCAAGTGCGAAGCACAACTGATCTCAATCAATTCAGTCAAAGACACCAGAAATCTATATTGAGCGAGTGCAAGTCAAACCAGAATCAAATGAGTTCAATAATCACTTTCTCACTCGCTCAATATAGATTTCATGAGAACCAAACACTTGTGTTTGGTTCGACTTCTGTTATCAAACAACTTAATTGTGTCAGAGAGAAAACTTCGTTTTCTCTCATTAAAATCTATTCAGTTAAGTTCGCTATCGCTCACTCCAACTGAATAGATTTGTTTCTTTCAAAATTCATTTCACTTAGTTGCGCTTCGCGCTATTCATCACTTCCTCTTGAAAGTAGTTGTTAAAATGTTTGGTTCACTTCTTCTTGAAAGTTTAGCTCGAAAATTGAAAATCAAAACGAAAATCACCCGAGATAATATCAACAGCACATATGGAGAGGTGCGTCTAAAATTTGACCATTATTTTCATTTTGTTGGTGGGTGTTAGCTGATTTTTTGACATAACAAAATTCCCATATTAACCTAAATAAAAACAAACATTTCACAAAAGGAAATTATTTTGAAAATCAATGAATTCGTGGTTGGTTCAAGAAAACAACTAACTGAAGATATTATTACATTTGGCGGAAAACTTTATCCTAAGTTTGGGCAAGTTGTTATTTTGGCGGGTGGTGCTGGTTGTCACGCAAAGGGGGAGAAAATCCTAAAGTTTGATATGACTCAAGTAAACGCCGAAGATGTTATGGTTGGTGATGTTTTAATGGGAGATGATGGTACACCACGAACTGTTTTAAAGTTGCACCGTGGAAATGCCGAAATGATTAAACTTCATATTCCTGGTAAACAACCTGCAATTTTTAACCGTGGACATATTTTCAGTGTTCTTGTGGAAAACCAAGTGATTGATCTAACTTTCGACGAAATCACTTCTTTGTTAACACACGGAAATACTCCAAAAATGTTCTTCTTTGAACATCGTTTCCCAGCGTTTGATCCAGTTTTTGAAATTCTCCCATCTGATGATTATTATGGGTTTGAAGTGGACGGAAATCATCGGTATGTTATGGGGAATTTTTTAGTAACTCACAATAGCGGAAAAGGTTTTGTTAAAGACAACCTGTTAGGCATTGAAGGAATTGTCTTTGATGTGGATCGCCTGAAAGAACTATTGGTTGCATCTATGCGATTCAATACAAAAGTCAAAGAAGAATTTGGCGTCGATCTCAAACAAATCGATTTTAAAAACACTCAAGACGTTTCAACTCTGCATGAAATCGTGTCAATTTTGAATATCCCTGACAAGAAAACTGAAGCAGTTATTCGTTCGGTTCTTGTTGCTAATCCATCACGAAAACCAAATCTAATTTTTGACGTGACACTCAAAGACCTAACCAAATTCTTTAACATTATTCGGCAGGTTCAGCAAATGGGTTATGTTAAGAAAAATGTTTCACTGGTGTGGATTTTGAATGAATTAGAAATCGCACTGCAACAAAATGCAAAACGTGCTCGAACAGTTGCCCCAGAAATTCTAATCTCAACCCATAAAGGCGCGTCATACACCATGACAGAAATTCTGAGTATGGGTGAAGATTTAAGCCAATACATGGATGGTGATATTTGGTTGGTATTCAATAAAGCTAAGGTGGATTCTGATGTTGAACGCTCTGAAGCAGGCGGCATGTATATTAAATCTGCTAATTATGTTCAGCTCAAAAAGCAGTCAGGCCAAGTGGTAGATATTTCAAAATTAACTGCCGATGTAGTTTCTAAGATCAAAAAATATGTGCCAAATCCTGAAGTGTGGGATGCTGCTACAAAGTGACGGCTGAAGATAATACTTGACACTTCTGTGTGGACATTGCTTGAAAGTACTTGCATTCAGTGAGTTCTAAGGCATAATAGATTCATCACTACACAAGTAACCCGAACTATAGCAATTATCATGCAACGCATCCTCTCCCCGAACAAAGACCAAGGTTCTATCATCCGTTCTATTGCAAAGAAGTATGGTTTCAAAGGATGCCGTAATGGTTCGTTCAATGTGTTTGTTGGTAAGCAGTGTGAACGAAACCCAAACGGTAATCAATTGATGGATGATTTGAAGGAACATGGTTTCTGGATTGACAATGAACCGACTTGCCGTGAACTCGCTTATGCTGGACTTTTTGATGTTTGTATGGTTGCAGTTAAAGGCTGAGTAAATCTATCGGACATTGCTTGAAAGTTCTTGCATTCTCAAAATCTTGGTGCATAATAGATTCATCGGTTCAGAAAACACGGAGTAAATCAAATGTCATACACCAGCAACCTCGATGCCTACAAGGGCACCATGCGTCATACTTCGGCGATGTTTGATGTCAAAACTGATGAACAAACTGCCCAAGCAGAAGAAGCCAAACAAATTGCCACCGATTCGATGATGAAAATCATGGCTGAAATGCGTGCCCGCAGCGCTGCCAAGAAAGCCACCACCCAAGTGAAACCCGTAGCAAAGAAGGTTGCAAAGCCTGTAAAAACTTTCATGTTCAAGTGACTACCTAACACAAAAGGATCAATATCATGATCGCACAAATTCCGAATATGACTATTTCAGATGCAATTAACTTTTTCAATCGTGATATTTTGGGTAGTTGGATTACGGTCACGATGCACCATCCAGATATTGACATTGATTCCTGGTGTTCATTCATTGGCTATGATGGTCTTTGATATTTGGAAATGAATCATGTCACCAAAAATGCCCTAGCGTCGCAAACAACGCTAGGGCATTTTGTTTTGTGGTTGTGTTCAAATAGTTGACTAATTTTGTCGGGTATTGATTGAAACCACTTGCTTTTTCAAAATCTTGGTGCATAATAGATTCATCGGTTAGCGAAAGACGCAAACCAAACCAACTGAAAGGAACTGGATCATGAAATTTGCAATGACTAACGGCATCAAGGCCCGTGTGTTTGCCGCCCTGAATCAACCGTCGAATGGTGTTGTGGAATTGCAACACTGTGCAATGGAAAGCCTGGAGCGAGAAATCAATGGCTTGAGCATTAAGCCCCATAAGACCCGTAAAGAATGGTCGGCGCTGGGTTGCGCTCAAGGCGCTTGGAATGTTTTGGGCCAATTTGACGCGGAAAGCGCCCCCATTACCTGGCAAGCTTGGGTAGAAACTTTTCTGAAGGATAACACCTCGCAGTAAGAGGAAAAGCCCTTATCACACTGTTAAAAGGTGATAAGGGCTTTTTTGCGTCTATAATTTTTTAATCCAGAGTAAACAAGTCAACTTCTGGAAATTGTGTTTTGAAGTTTGGTGAATGGCATGCATAATTCAATCATTGGTTCAACACAATCCTAACCAACAAACCAACATCATGAACACTTCCACCCGTCATATTTCTAAATGGACTGACGAACACCTTGAAGCAAAGCGATCCTTCTTTAAGGAAAACACCCGTGTCATGCGGGAACTTGCACAAGAATTGAACACTATTTTGATTGAATACAATAGTGTCACTCGTGATGATATTAAAAGCATGGCAGATCAGATCATTGGAATGTGCAAAGGTGATTGGCGGGAACATTACATCAAGACTGCGAAAAAGTCCGAACTTCGTGAAAAGATGTTGTTAGTCATTTCCCGAACCATCGAAGATAACGATGCATGGTTGAAGGCCATTGAAACTGAAGCCGCCCATCGTACAAACATCGTTAAAGTAAAACAAGAATCTGAAAAGATTCGTGAATGGTTTTACGCCAAAGTTTTGCCACACAAAGATGACTATATTTGCGGATTTGACAAGATCAGTGACGGCATTCGCCAATGGGAATGTTTGGAAGAACTTTGCCTGACTGGCACGGTTACTGCTGAAAACATTGGTCAATATGGTATTGAACTTGATTAACTATGGAAACACATATCTATGCCATTATGCGAAACCATGATGATGGTGGCTATACTGTTTGGACTGACATGATCTCGATCCGTTCAAATTATGATGAGGCAAAATCTTGGGTCGATTTAGCAAACAAAAAGAACACAAATAAACATTGTGAGTTTTTTGTTCGTAAGTTAACCCTTGATGAAAATCTTACCATTCGTAAATTATTAACTTTCTAACACAGGTGACAACATGTTATATTCGGTAAAAGACCCAAGTGGATATTAGGTTGAAAAATTTAAACTTATTATCTCATGTGACGGGAAAGATATTATGATCGATCCCAATTCTATTACATATTGCACATCGCCCTTTGGTGGTTGCGCATTTCATTCATATGAAGCCGTAACGGCATTTATAAAATTAAATAACTTAGTCAATTTTACCGAGTGTGGATTTGTGTGTACAACGGAACCTTCTAATATGGTAAGTGATAGTGTTATCTATATTCTAGAAACCCTTCATAACAAGGAGTAAAGAATGTCAGCAATTGATTGTATTGATCATGTCCATATCGGATACTTTAATAAAATTCCTGTCTATTGGATTTTGTCCAAAGATACCCAGCGAAACAAAAACACGACGTTTGAATGTCTAGACACTAACAACGAAACTCAGATTGATAAAACCTTTATTGCTATTGGTGGGGGTGGTGGAGAACATCCTGCTTTGATTATTGATCTTGTCCCGATGATGCATCGATTTCTAGGTAACATGAAATATCAACGTGCATTGAACGGAACTGAAACAAATAAAGACAAACTTATCATCGAAAAATGGAATCAAGTTTGGGATCATCGTGGTGATGAAATCTATTATTGGACACTTGACTTAAATGATTGGCCGTTAGAAACATGGTTTGACTTTAAGCAGTTCTTTAATTCCAAACTGCCAGAAACCTTTCCTAAGAAAGTTGAAACCAACATTTACAACGCTATTGGATTTTTGGTGTTACGGGTGTTGCCGTATCGTTACATTTTTAGTGACCATCCTGAATTAATTGAGATGTGTGACTTACTTAACAATGTAGGTGTATCTTGGGACAATGACGATGATCCAACAACGTTTGTAACTGAAAATGTTTGGGAGTTACCTGAATTTGAAAGTCGATATAATGGTATGATTGTTTCAGTATTCCCACAACATGGGTATGGTGCAATCCTGCAACCCGATTCAACCGATGTACAATGGGGATATGGATTGCATGAATGGCTGATTGATAACCCTGAATACCGCAAACACTAAATTTAAGAAAAATGCAAGTATTATCCGTAAATGACGCCTACCTAACCGACCTTCACTTGTGTGTCAGAATTTGTGGCTTAAACTGCGATATATTTCTTGATGAATCTCAACCATTTGAACAAGAATCAAGAAAGCCTCCTATTGTTTTTCAAACTGAGGCAGCGATCTTGACAGCAAAATGTTTACTAGAAGATCAGGGCTATGAAGTTGAAATTCATGATGTGTATGGCAAAGCATGTTACAACAATCTACTTTCTGGCACTATCGAAAATCTATTGAAATGCAACCCATGCAAATTCTAACTCTACTCTATAAAATGTCTGCTCTTATGATGGCAGTTGGTTTCGTAATAATCACTGGCTACGTTATCAAGTCACCTCTGTTCTAACTAACCCACGGCCACAATGATGACATTTCAGATTCTTGATTTGTCATCATTAACCCCCTTTTCATTTAGGAGAATCATCATAGAAACTATTGTAAAACCACGTTTGCGTCTAGGATCAGCATCTAGTGCCGTATATCATGCGAACCTCACTGAACAAACCAAAACCCGTTTAGAACGCATTCGTATGGCACTTTCTTTGCCATACTGTCAGCAGCACATTGCAATCTATTTTCTTGCAAAATGTGCCATGATCGAATTTCCATTCCCAGATGTAGATGATTGGATGTTACTCAAGCAAATTGAAGACGAATACGAGAAACATGGCGTCATTAAAATTTCATGTGATGAAAAAATCTACTACCAAATTCCTTACTAATAGTTGACTGGTTAATGTGGATTTAATGTCGAGTTGAACAAGTGTGGTGTATAGTTGAACCCATCGAAACAACCAAATTGAAAGGCCAGCATCGTGTCAAACCCGTACCGAATTAAGACCCCACTCGGTTATCCCAACGATCATAAAGAGGTTGCACTTGTTAACCTTGTGATCGAAGCATTGTGGCCGCTCCCTGTTAAAAAGGTTCAGCCTCACCAGATTCACGATGCAGCATATTCGATCATTGAATCCGACCAATTTGAACAGGTATACTGGGAATTATACGAAAAGCCCTATAATCTGAGCAACCAGTTTGCGCGTAAGATTCGATCTGCTGCTGCAAAAGCTGGTTACAATCAAATGTCTGGCCCAAAGTCTTGGCCTTCTAAGACTCATTAATCACTTTTGGAGATTATAAATGATTACTATTCATTCTGTTCCGTTGCCCTACATTATATTTGCGTGTATTGTGGTTTCATTGTTTCCGATCTGTATGTTTTGGAATGAAATCAAAGAATTCAAAGATTTCATCGCCAAACTCTTTCGCAAGAATTAATTCTAACATTTAACCATGTCCATTCAAATTCTTGACACTACTCCCTTTCAGCAATTCATGGTTTTGGCAAAGAAAACCAAGCCAATGCGCGCCATTCACATGAGCCGAGTATTTGCTGATCCAATTTTTGCCAAAATGTTCCTGGTCAACGCCATTGAAGGTGCCGAACCAATCGATTCTGATGCAATCTTGTGTATCGGTGAAGCAGGCGACGTGTGGCAGCAAAAATACAGCAAGATGCAATCAAAGTAAGATCTGATGGAAATGGGATCGTCTGGGTGGATTGTTACAACCCCAAAACCTGAAAAATGAACAACGGGTGATCCAACTGACCCCAGAGGTACTTGAATCACAACTGATCAATTTAAGCCAACCTGTTTATATCCAAGGTGGATACGGCGCAACTATTGATGGAATCAAAAACCTTCAACTAGTGACCATCGGATCATGGCTTGTTCAGCGTTTGCCATATAATGGTGATCAATGGATTGTTCAAGACAACCTGTTTCAAAACACTTATTCACTGATTTAACAAATATGTCCCATCCGATTATCGAGAAGATTCTGAAGTTAGAAACTTTGGAAAAGGAATTGTTAGGTGAACAGAACCTGACGCCATATTACGCATCACGGTTCCCTAAACCAATTGAATCGGAATGGGTCAAAACTGAACGTCAACTTGTTGCGCATACGCGAAAGTATCGTGTCAAATCATATCGAAAACGTTATGGTATTGAATTTGGCTCGTTTCTTATTCCAGATGATATGCCAAACCATGAATTGATTTCCCATCTTCAAATTGGTGGGAAACTTGAAATCAACAATGGTGATATTTGGGTTTACTTCCCTGATGAATATCATCCCGAAGATGATATTGCATACAAACGGCGCGTAAATTGTGAAACGTCCCACTTTGAAAATAAACTTCGTATCTGGCACGAGGTTGAAGCTTGATATAACTATATGGATGAACTGACCCAAACCATCACCGATCTAACCACTGATATTGACAATGAATTAGAAAACCCAGAAATTCTGGCAATCGTTGAAACCTATTTGAAATCTCAAAATAACCAACCACAACCATGAAACTAATCTTCTCCGATCAACCGTTGCCAACCACGGTAGCAAAATCTATTTTTCTGGCTGGCCCAAGTCCACGAAATTCTGAACAATCAAATTGGCGCAAAGAAGCAATTCAACTACTTCAAACCACTGGGTTTGATGGAGAAGTGTTTATTCCAATCCCTTCAAGCGTATGGAATGATCCCGCAAACTCATGGCAGGTTGATTACGAAACACAAGTGGATTGGGAATTAAAAGCCCGACAAATTGCAGACACCATTCTATATTGGGTTGAACGTGATATTAACGCTGGAATGTTGGGTTTAACTACCAATGTTGAATTTGGGAACGACATTTCATCTGGAAAAGTGTGGTATGGTCGTCCAGATAACGCTGACAACATTCGTTACCTAGATCACATTGCACAATCTAACGACATTGCAGTTTTTAATGATCTTGATACCATTGTTCAATCAGTTGTAAAACATCTTGGGAAAGGTTCCAAACGTCAAAATGGTGAAGTTAATGTACCACTATTCATTTGGAATACCGAACAATTTCAACTATGGTATTCAAATGTCAAACAAAATGGAAACCGTCTAGATGATGCAAAAGTTCAACATTTCCTAAAGTTTAAGAATGGATTCGTGTTCAGTTTTGTGTTGTGGGTGAATGTTTGGATTGAATCCGAGCAACGTAACAAGGATAATGAATTCATCTTCTCACGTAAGGACATTAGTTGCATCATGCCATACTACAAAGCACCATCAGGTGAAACTTTTGTGGTTTTGGTGAAAGAGTTCCGTAGTCCATGCAAAAATGTAACAGGGCTTGTTTATGAGCTTCCTGGTGGTAGTTCAATGAAGCCAAATGTTGATCCGCGCTCTAATGCACAACATGAACTCCAAGAAGAAACTGGAATTTTTGTTGCCGACGAATCGCGGTTTAAGTTTGAAGGAACAAAGCAGATTTGTGCAACGCTTTCAACACATTCTAGTTGGTTATATTCTGTTGAATTATCTGCTTCTGAATTCTTGAAGGCATTAGAAACCGCAAAGAAACAAACTACTTTCGGGGTGGTTGAAGACACTGAAAAAACCTACATTGAAATTATGCCAGTTTCTAAAATCATGGAATATCCTCTGGATTTTAGTATGGTTGGTATGATCCTTGGAACTCTGAAAAACAAATGACTAAACAATACCTTTATAACCTCGACAAAGTTTGGTATGCTGGAAAATGGGAGTCTATTACAGTAACCCCGTTTGAACACATCGCTTTCAACGTTGTTTATACTGACTCATGTGGATATGAATTTAATTTAAGCGGGTTTGATGAATCTATTAAATTCCAAACCAATTATGGATGGTCATTGATTGAAATTGATGAGCAAAATTTATTGCTACTTACTGAACGCAACAAAATTGAAGCAAAACAACTTGAATTAAAACAAGAATGGCGAGAGTTATCAAATAAGATCAAAACCATTGAGAACAGCGGTGTTCAATATAACGAAAACATGGATTCTGATTCCACAGAATGATCAAACTTCGGATGACGTTAGTAAGTTTCTGTATTCAATTCGTCATTTTGTAACAAACATTGAAATCGAAACCGCGAATATACCTAATGCAACTCCGTCAGGATTTTACTACTTCACACCAAAGTATGATTTTGTGATAATGACAACCTCGGACGAAAATGAAGGAATGATTCGTCTGTGTATGGGTGCAAATTATGAATTATTGTTGAAGCAAACTGAGACTTTAATATCCAACCATTAAAGTCAACAATTTACTGACACCCACTAACATCTAACCCATAATCAAATCTTCTTTCAACCAACCTAAAGGAAATTCTTAAATGTACGTGGATACTACTCCAATTTCTAAGTCAACCTCTTTGAAAAATACAAACCAAGTATTAACACAAGCACTGTCATTGGTTGCCAAAGCTATGATTCCAACAGCCTTTGGCGCATGGCTAGTTTCAATTTTAATGCCAATGTCTATTTTACCAACTTTAGCGGTAATTATTGGCGCATTTGTGTTGTGTATGTTAACAATTTGGCTTATTTTCAAAAGCGAATCCCTCCAAACACAAACTTCCCTATTTTACTTTATTACGTTTTTGCTGGGTGTAATGTCGGCGCCAATGTTAAATTTGGTACTGACTAAATCAGTCATTGGAATGCAAATTATTCTAATGTCGGCAGGTATTACTGCGATGATTCTGACTGGTGTTGTTGTCTATATCAAGCAGTCAAATAAGCGGTTTGATTTCCTCCAGCCATTTTTGTTTGGAAGTTTGATTGCAATCATCATTGCATCAATTGCAAATATCTTCCTTCAACTTCCAGTCCTTGCAATGGTTATCTCATGTGTTGCAATTGTAATTTTCATTGGATACCTGCTTTATGACATTGGTGAAGTAGTTCACGGTGGCGAAACCAATCCAGTATTTGCAGCACTTAATATCTTTTTGGATGTTTGGAACATTTTTATTAACCTTGTTTCGTTAATCTTTAACCTATCATCTGACTAATCTCAACTTCCAATAATCTCTCATATGGCAAATATCAAAATCTCACCAAAACAACTAGAACTATTACTACTAGATCACCTAAATCCAGTATTTTACACCGATGAAAAAGACAAACGTCCATATTTCATCTGGGGACAAATGGGGATTGGTAAATCAGAAATTGTAGAACAGTGTACTAAATTTTATAATGGCAAACTGATTGATTTACGTTTGTCGCAGTATGATCCAACTGATATTCGTGGTTTCCCTATCTATGACAAAGAAACCAAGAAAATGATTTGGGCACAATCATCTGAACTACCCGACGTTTTTGAATCTCAAAATTACAAATTAGTCACATTGTTCTTGGATGAAATGAACTCTGCTAATCCAGCAGTTCAGGCAGCCGCATATCAGCTTGTTCATAATCGACGAATTGGTGATTACATCCTGCCAGCCAATGTGCGAATCATTGCAGCGGGCAATCGTGAAGGTGATCGCGGTGTCACCTACACAATGGCAAAACCACTGGCAAACCGTTTTTTACATTTTGATCTAGAACCATCATTTAATGATTGGTATCAATGGGCACTAGCAAATGGGTTTACTCAAGATACAATGGCATATTTGGCTTGGGCAAAACAGAAGCTGAATACATTTGATGCAAATTCAGATGCGTCTGCTTATTCAACTCCTCGCACTTGGGAATTCTCTGATCGTTATGCACGCAAATATCTAGCAGGTGAAACCACGTTTGAATTGTATATGCTGCAATTTGGTGGTTGTCATGGTGAAGGTACTAAGACCGAGTTTGAAGCATTCATCAAAATGAAAGACAAGTTGCCACCAACCAAAGGTATTCTGGATGGCACTGAAACGAAAATTGACGAAGATAAAGTTGAAGCAAGTGGAATCTATGCAACCATTGTGAATTGCTGTTTTGCTCTGAGAGAAATTGCCAAAGCTGACAAACAAAACAACACCAATCATCTAATCAATGCGTTTGACAACTTTGCAACTTTCTGTATGAATAATGTCAAACCTGAGCATGTGGTTTTTGCATTCACCCAAGTCATGAGTGTGTATAATATCGACATTCCATTCAATAAAATCAGTAAACAAACTCTTGCACGTATCTCCAAAGATTATGCGCAACTGTTAACTGACAAAACCATCAAATAAAAACAATGGCACTCAGAAATGGGTGCCATTTTTAACATCTAAAATCGACAATGACTGATATTACCCAAATTCCAAAGAATTCTGAACATATTCCAAAACCATCATCATTGCCCGAAAACGCTCCCAAAAAGAATACGTTTTCAGATTGCACCCAAGCTGAAATCAAAGAAGCAACTGATATTTTAGTTCGGGCACGCGCACGTTTCATGAATAAATTTCCATTTTATGGAACATTAACCACTGGTTTGAAATTGGTTCACAACGACACCTGGAACAAAACCGCCGCAACTAATGGTAAGTTGTTTATTTTCAATGCAAAGTTTATCATTCATCAATTCAAAACAGAAGGGATGTTAGGAATTAATTTTACCTTCTGCCATGAAATCCATCATTGTGCCTATAATCACTTTACCCGTCGCGGATCACGTCATCCATTATTGTGGAATATCGCATGTGACTACTACATCAATAATGAACTCAAGGAATATGAGGATTCAAACAAAGGTGATGCAAAAAATCTTCTGAAGGTTCCAAATTGGGTATATGTAGATGTTGAACGATTTAAGGGAATGTACTCTGAGCAAATTTATGATGCTCTAAAAAATGATAAAGACTTTTTGAAGAAATTGGCGGAAGGGTCTACTGGCGCAATGTTAGTAGATGAACATCCAGATTTTGATGACGTGTTTGGTGAATTCTTTCAAACTGATGAACAATTAGAACAATCTCAGTTAGAATTCCGCCGCAGACTGGTTCAAGCCCATGCAGTTTCCAAAGGATCAAAGACAACGTTGCCTGGACGTTTGCAAGATTTAATCACAGAACTGACTGAACCTAGAATTGGTTGGCGGGAATTGTTGTCAAAGCGCCTGACATCACTAATCAAAGTAAATTACTCATGGATGCGTCCAAACAAAAAGGGACAGTTCTATGACATGATTTTACCTGGAATGATGCCTGGTGAAGCAGTTGACATTGTGATTGCTATTGATACTTCTGGATCAATTTCACAAGCACAATTAAAGGTGTTCTTAACTGAAATGGTAAGTATCATGCAAATGTTTGATCAAGTAAAAATTCATGTATTTTGCTTTGATGTTCAATGGTATAACCCAAAAACCTTCACTAAAACTGATTTACATGACTTAAAGAAATACGAATTCAAAGGTGGCTCAGGAACTGATTTTGATGTCATCTTTGATTATTGCAAACAGAATTTACGCGAACGCCCTAAACAATTGGTAGTATTCACTGATATGTGTCCTGCTAGTTCATGGGGTGATTCAACATACTGTGAAACTGTGTGGATCGGTGTTGGTTCACACTGTAAAACAATTACTCCACCTTTTGGCAAATGGGCCGTTATGGATGATATTATTGAGGCTTAAAAATGAATGACGATTTAATTAAACAACTTATCAAAGTAAAACAAGTTTACGAAACCCCTGATGGTTCTAAATTTGACTCTGAATTGGCAGCGATTGCTCACATCAAACGCCAACTAACTGTTCAATCCAAACATAGTCATAACGATGGTGAACAGCAGTTGTTTGGAAATGATCCGCGTGAGTGGGAGGAAATTAGGCGCCACATCGAAAATGATAGATATACACTTTGGAGTATTCCACCTGTTACTTCCAATTTTGGTCATATTAGTTTTGGTGCAAGCAAGAAACCAGTCCCACCACAAAGTTCATATTTGACCGAAGACTACAAACCATCAAAGCCAAAAATCCAGTGGAAAGTTATAACCGAAGATTTCAACGCTCCTATTCCCAAACCAAAATTTTTATAACTACACCCATGACACCAGACTTTAATTCTATCTCCCATCTTATTGAAAAAGTTGACGCATTCAAGACACCTGATGGTGAATTATTTGAAACCCATGAGCAAGCAATTGCTCATATCATGTATCAACTAACACACAAAATTGTCCCCGAATCTAGATTTCCATCATGGAACATTCCACCTGTCACCACACTACTAAACAGTAAATAATTTCAACATCAACCACGGGAGCAAACAATCATGCTCCCATTTTATTTTTACAAAATCAACCCACTTAACTTGGAGTTAAACAAAATGGCTTTTCTAAAACATATCGGTAAACTAGGCAATCGCAAAGTAGTAATCGTATTCCGTGAAGTTCCAAATGAACCTCACATGTGCCTCATCATCTACACCGAAACGCTAAAACAATCACTGCATGAGGCACTGATGCGTGTAGTTGAATCAGAAATTGGTCAACGTGCTGAATCACTGGCTGATGCACTTAATCGGTCATATTCAAACGAAGGTGAAATTCTACTTCATACTTTTCACAAAGAAGGGTTACTGAAAAAAGTACAAACCAAAATGGTTCTAGTAACCCCTACACCAACATCGTCAGTATCACTTGAAGAAATGAACAAGATTCTGACGGAAATGAAACAAGGTGAAGCAGCGACTAAACGCCTAGCCGATCTTGATGCAAGTGCTGGAATGCAAACACCTTCCGAGATTGCTAAACGCCATCGTACCCAGCAACCTATCCAAAACGCCCCACAATCGTCGCAAACAACTCAGGCAACCCCTGGACTACTAGACGATGCTGCAATGGCTCAAAAGCTACGCAATCAATCCGCATCGATGCAGCTACAAGCTAATCAATTGCTAGCGGAATCTGCACGTCTATTACAAGAAGCTGAGGAACTGTCACCAACCCCTAAACCAGTTGTTGAAGTTGAACAGTCATCGCCAGCAAAGAAACGTCCCCGCAAAAGTTCCAAGTCTGAAACAGTTGCTGAATCCAATTAAAGCAACCATTCTTAAATACCTGACTAAACAATAACAACAAAACCGTATCTGTCGTAATATACAGATACGGTTTTTTCATTTCTACAATCAAATCATGAATCTTATTATTGCAACTACGCCGTCTGGCGGTATTGGAATGAATAACCACCTTCCTTGGAAATCATTGCAAAATGATCTAAAACGATTCAAAGATATTACAACCAACAAAATAGTGATTATGGGGTCTAATACTTGGAAATCACTGAATAAAAAACCACTTCCAAACCGAACCAATATCATTCTCACGACTTCAAAAAAATATCAATCTACTGATACTACTATTTTTGTTAACAGTATTGAATCGTTACTTGAACTTATCAAAAACTATAATTCAACCGATGTTTTTGTCATTGGTGGAGCATCATTGATCGATCAATTATTCGATCATATCAAAGTCATTTACTTGACTACTTCTAACAACGAATATGTCTATGATACAAAAATCAATCTAACACATATTCAGTTAAACTATTTCCCTATTTTTACTAGCGATCACTCAGATCATACTTTTCAAATTCTTCTAAACAAAACCATTCTTTAATATGTACATTATCACTGAAGCCGAATACAACACCATTCTCGAACAACGAAAAAAACAACGTCGAAATCCAACCTATATTCTTTGGGATTTTGATGATAATCTTGAAAAAGTCATCAATCATGGGTTTCATTTAAAAGACAGAACAGGAACAGGGTGCAAAGTATTGCCTGGTATTCTCTCTACCATTGATATTTCTAAACGTGTACCTGTCCCTACTAGACGTGCAACAGTTTGGAAATCAATGCTCAAAGAATATCTTTGGTTTCTAAAAGGTTCTCATAATATCAATGATTTGAATGTAATGGGTTCAAAAGTCTGGGATTTTTGGAAAGATGATAACTGGACTTCTAAACATGGTTTTGAACAGGGTTCAATCGGTTATGGATATGGTTTCAACCTGCTTCATTTTGGTGGTGATATTCATGATATTGAACATAACCCTGGGTTCAATCAATTGGATTATGTGGTTAATGAACTAAAGAATAACCCATCTAGTCGAAGAATTCTGTTCATTTTTTATCGACCTGACAAAGCAAGCTCAAGTGATTGTAAGTTGCCTGCGTGCCACGTTGCTTACCAATTTGTACCTGAAGCCGATGAAAATGGAAATCTAACGAAATTGAATTGTTGTGTTTATCAGCGATCATCTGATGCGTATGTGGGCAATCTATCGACCAATCTTCAAGGTGCAACATTCTTAACGTATATGCTGGCACAACAATGCGGCATGACTCCAAATAAACTATTTCACTTCAGCGCTAATTTTCATGTGTATAACAATCACATTGATCTTGCCAAAGAATACTTAGAACGTGAAGCACCTAATTCACCTATTTTGAAATTAAACCCCAAGCAATCAATCTATGAATATACTGCGGATGATTTTGTATTAGAAGATTATCATCCAATGCCAAAACAAATTGTTCCTATCTCTGTGTAAAAAACACAAGATTTTTGACAAGTGTAATATCTGTTGTTATCTTCTTTTATGTAGGTGATAACTTGATGGTATTTGTTGCTAAATGAAGCTAATTATTTGAGGTTTTTGATTTTGATGATTAAATGTTATGAGTAGTACCTAGATAGGTACAAATTTCATGTGTTATGTGAGTCTAATAAAATCAATGACTTACATGATGTTGAGTTAATAAAAACTAAAGCTCCTTTGGATTTATTTCCATTGGAGCTTTTTCTTTTTGTTTGATGTGATTTTGTATTTCAGACAGACAGACAAGAACTTACGGGTTAAGGGCGTCGGTAAATTCATGTTTTTCCCTAAAAATGGGGGAGAAAAAATTGATGAGCGAATTTTGGGGTCAAATCAGACCCCCCAAAATGTGGGGAAACGATGCAACTCCTATATAGATATAGGGAAATGCAACAAAACCCCATTTTTAGAGGGTCTGAACGATCAGAAAAAATCGTTCCTACCCTTTGTTGAAGTAGACGCCCAAAATTGGCAAACAAAAAAATTCAACCCAACATTATTAGCAAAACGAATCAAACTCATCGCTGATCTGGTAAGTGGTGTACGGATGCGCAGAAATGTTTAATTAATACACCAATTTGATTTCTTTTCTCCGTGGTATGGTCTTGCATTTCCACTTGAGATCAATTCAGCACTTAATGATTTCCCATCGATAATTACATCACCAAGAACACGTCCACCATACTTGTCCCATTCTTTAAGTTTCACTTCAATTGATTTTGCAGTTGAAACTTTCATTTGAGAAAATTTAGTTGCAGCATCTCCCCTGAATGATTCAGAAACACATTTCGCACGATGGCCTTTTTCTGGTGTATCAACCCCTTCAATTCTTAAAAGTAATTTTGATCCTAATTCTGGTGGCAACCAATTAACCTTTAATTCAATCGTATCACCATCGATCACTTTCACCACTTTAGATTCATGTGGAATAGGAACATATTGAATATTTGATGGACTTTGAACTTTAGAACAACCAAGTAAGGCAAGTGGTAAAATAAATACAGAAACTATTTTGTTGTTAAATGACATAATATAACCTTATAAAAATAAATGAGAGCACACGAATTTATCGTCGAAAATCACACGGTTGATGATTTCACTACCGACGATCACAAAGCAGAAATGGTGGACGTAATCAAATTCCGTGATGAGGGATATGATCGAATCTACGATCTGAACAGAATGATGATGGCGGTTGCAACCACTGACGGAAATATTACTCCGACTGTTAAATCAGAATCATGGAGTGGAAAATACAATACTGCACACCCATACACTGAAGTTGAAAGACAAATGATTTTGAGGGCACTAGAAGCCATTGGAGAAAAATGGGAAGATGTGAGTAAAGGTGATTACAAATCCCACGAACGTGCAAGTATCTATAAACAAAGTCCCATTCAACCATTTAAGGGGTATCCAAAATGACGACATATCAAAAATCAACTGACACCTTATTGTTGAATCTTCATAATGCAATTGAATATGATTCACATGGAAACCCTGCCATTAGAATTTCTGATAATTCTCCAATCAAGAATGAGCAAGGTTTATTGACTTCTTTTGGAAGATTAAGAACATCTGAAGCAAAACTACTTGGTGAATATCGGTATATGTATTCAAGTGGAACTTCATTTGAAATGAATGATTTTGTGGAGAATGGTGGACAAATTGCAGTTAACTATGACATTCCAGCAGCACTGATAACATGCACTGCACAAAGTAATTCAAGGGCAGTAAGACAAACCAAACAATATCATCCTTATATTCCTGGGACTAATAATCTTGCATACTTTTCATTCATCTTGGGGTTTCCAAATAACTCGACACAACGAGTAGGATTGTTTGATGACTCGAACGGTATTTTCTTTGAATATGACCATTTCGGAGTTGCATCGTTTGTTATTAGAAATAACCAAGTTGACACCAAAGTTATTCAAGCAAACTGGAATCAAGCACCACTTCAACTTGATTTTACTAAAGCACAACTGTTGGTCATCGATTATCAGTGGTTGGGAGTTGGTAGAGTAAGATGTGGTTTTGTAATTGATGGTGAAACCCATTATTGTCATTTCTTTAATCACACTAATGTATTAACCTCTGCTCCCTATATGCATCAAGCGTCATTGCCATGTCGATGGGAAGTATTTGCATCAAATGGAATTCCATCATCACAAACAACACTAACAACAATTTGTTCCGCCGTGTATTGTGAAGGGGCAGGGGTAGAATCTGGATTTACAAGATCAGTAAGTACGGGAATTAACCAAATAACCGTCTCAAACGCAACTGATGGGCAGGGTTTACTTGCAATTCGATTAAAGAATTCACTTGTTTCAAAACCAAATCGATCACTTGCACGATTGCTTGCATTTACTGTCACTGGTTCTAATATGATGCGCTTTCAATTGGTCAAATTAACAGATTCGTCAAAACTTTCATCACCTACCTGGGTAAGTGTTCCTGGGTATTCTTGGTGCGAATACGCAACCAATATCACAATGGCTTCGGGATGGGCATCTGATAATGCATTTAATGTACTTGATGATGGGTTTGTATCTGGTGCAAATGGACAAACTTCTGGTGTGTTAAACACAATAAACGAAAACAAAACATCAAGCATTTTTCAAAATTATGACAGCACAGGAAGCCAAGTATTTGTTATTGTGGGATACAAAATGGCAACGAACTCAACATCATCGGCTTCTTTGCAATGGATAGAGTGTAAGTAATGGCAAAACAAAATAAATCATCGGATGAAAATCAATTCATAAAACCTGCTTACCAAAAGACTGAATTTAAGACTCAAAAAGAACTAGAAGAATTCATTAAATGTGCTGACCCTAAAACGGGGTATATGTACTTTTTGAAGAATCATTTCTGGATTCAACACCCAACAAAAGGGGCAATGGTTTTCCAACCTTTTGATTATCAAGTCGGTCTTGCAAAAAATATGCATGAAAACCGTCTTAGTATCAATCTACTTTCTAGACAATTGGGAAAAACAACAGTTGCCGCAGGTTATTTGTTATGGACAGCAATGTTTATGACAGATCAAAAGATTTTGATTAGTGCCCACAAGTATTCTGGTGCAAAAGAAATCATGGATCGGGTAAAATTTGCATACGAAAATTGCCCGATGTATCTAAAAGCAGGTTGTGTAAAATACAACGAAAAATCAATCGACTTTGATAATGGAAGTCGAATTTGGGCAGAAACCACAACTGCAAACACAGGGCGGGGGAAATCACCTTCAATTCTATATTGTCTTGATGGTGAAACGAGTTTTGTATCAATTCGTAGTTTGTCCGATAACTTAATTAAACAAATTTCTCTCAAGGGTTTGTACGACGAATTAACAATCACTTCAAGAAATTTCAAACAGAATAATCAATATGAAATCCTAACACCAAACGGATGGAAACATTTTGATGGAATAGCCTATGCTGGTACGAAAGTAACATTCACCCTTGTTCTTGAAAATGATCAAAAAGTATCTGCATCGGCTGGACACCAGTTCTTTAGAAGGGCAAACAAATGTCAAGTCAATGATTTGATTGTGGGTGATAGTATTGATACTGCTGATGGGTTGTGTAAGATTATTGAAAAAACACAAAACCCAGAATCTGATGTATATGACATTATTGAAGTAGATAATGAATCTCATAGTTTTTACGTGAATGGGGGAATTGTCACAAAAAATAGCGATGAGTTAGGATTTGTTAAGTCGTCAATTGAGCAAGATTTGTGGTCATCATTAACCCCTGCAATTTCTCGGGGTGGTAAACTCATTATCACGTCAACCCCCAACGGTGATCAAAATTTGTTTGCCAAATTATGGCAAGGTGCAAATAACTGCATTGACGAATACGGCAATCCTACTAATGTTGGTATCAATGGATTCAAGGCATATAAAGCACTTTGGTACGAACATCCTGAACAAGATGAAAAATGGGCACAGGGAATGCGTCAAACCGTCACGGAAGAAATCTTCAAACGCGAGTTTGACTGTGAATTCATTTCTGCTGAAGAAACTCTAATCAGTGCCCAAACCCTTCAAAATTTAAAAGAAACCGAGCCAATTTCAAGGCAAGGACAAATTAGGTGGTTCAAGCCAATTGACAAAGACGCAATCTATGTGGTGTCACTTGATCCGAGTTTGGGGACAGGTAGTGACCCAAGTGCAATTCAAATCATTGAAGCAAATAGCACAACTCAAGTCGGAGAGTGGAAACATAATAAAACTTCAATACAGGGTCAAGTAAAACTAATGGTTGAAATTTTGTTCACCTTAGCTGAGAAGTTAAAAGACCCGATGAACCAGCTTTATTACAGTATTGAAAATAACACTGTGGGAGAAGCTGCCCTAGTTTGTATTGCAAACTATGGTGAACATAATATCCCTGGTATTTTTCTTTCAGAAACAGGCAAGAAACGAAAGGGATTCAATACCACTAACAAATCAAAGCTAACCGCTTGTTCAAAGTTAAAACACTTGATTGAATCTGGAAAGTTAAAAGTTTATAGTCAAGCACTAATCTCTGAGCTTAAAAACTTTGTTGCAAGTGGTGGCAGTTATGCTGCAAAAGCTGGAACCACTGACGATCTGGTTATGTCGTTATTACTTGCAATTAGGATGATTCAGCAAATTGGCTCATATTCATCTGACTTGGAAAAACAAATGCAAGACTTTGATGATATTATTCCCCCATTGCCTATTTTCATGAGTTTTCGATAATAAAACCTAAATATGTGAATCATGAGTAAAAACATTCAAACAATAAAACGACAATTGTTTAATTTGCTTGATTCTAGGGGTTTCAAGCCAACATCACTTGACATGAATGGGAAGAATGTATCAGTAGCAGAAGCTGCTGATGTATTTCAATTCAAGTACATCACTAACCAGCAAGATCACGGATCGGTTACTGTTAGCATTGACGGGTCACACAATCTTGTTGTATATTTCAGCAATACTGTTACCAAGGGTGATAAGTGGTTTGATTTTTTGAAGACCTTGAAGAAATTTGCAACACAATATCAGTTGTCGTTTGAAACAAAAAACTTTGACAAATTAAACGACGATATGAACAGACGCAAACACCAAGAAGCACAAATCACCGAATCATTTGTTCCAATCAATCGAACAACGAGTTGCAAAATGATCAATCCTAGTGTTAAACTACTGATTGTCCATTCACGCAACATGCGGCCAGAAGACCAACGATTCAGGGCAGTGGACAAAATTTTCATTGAAACCGCAGAAGGTGAACGATTCCTACTGCCAGTTAAACAGCCAGCACTTGCAAAAATTTATGCAAGGCACGTTGCTGAAGGCGGATCATTAACCGACGAACGTGGTGGGTATTTGAACACACTGATTCAAGAATTCGTTACAATGAACGACTTCTGTAGAGCAACAGGGTCAAAACAGTTCAACGAGTTTACAAATCGAGTGGTTGAAAAATCACATGAGTACAAAGAGCAACTCAAAGAAACACTGTTGCAATTGATGACGCATCGTGGTTATAATAAGCACTTTGATGAGCTTGCCGAATGTGGTGATGATCGTCAGAAGTTGCTCAGTGAACAAATTAACGATGATGAATCATTCGTAAATGATTACACTGACTTGTTGCATCCTGTTCAAGTTTCTGATACAGTTGACCCTTCAATTGAACCAAGATTGTCACTCGGTAAATTAGCAGATGATCCCAGAGTTGTCATTGCTTTGCCGATTGTTTGTTGGTTTGCGAGGAACAATGTTCGGGAATCTGATCCTTATATTGAACTAGATGATTGGGCACGATCTCTAATTCAAGAATCGTTGTATCCAAACACCGCCCCTGATGTTGACAAGTTAATCAAAGCCATTGATAATAATGGTCAACCTCTTGAACTGGGGTCGGATGCATTGAACGCAATCAATGCAATCGAGAGTTATCTATCAGATGATTCTCTAAATAACCGTCTCAAGAAAGCAGCGTCAAAAAATCCACAAGCTGACGCAAGACCATTGATTAAACAATGGATCAAAACTAATTCTGCATCTAATCGCAAGTTGGCATCCATCGCCACTAAACTTAAAGATTAAAATGCCAGAAACATCGTGAGTTATCTGTTGGGAAACATCTTAACTCACAACCAAAACCTTTAATTTTTAAACCATTTAACTTTCAAGTTAAAAACTACCAATCTTTTTTACATAGGAAATTTTACATATCATGGCTATCTCTATTGCTGAACTACGCGCACGTCTACAACAAGCTGAAGACTCAAAATCAAACAAAGGTAACTCACAAACCGATAATGCACTTTATCCGCACTGGAACATTGCAGACGGTTCCACCGCAGTTATCCGATTCCTACCTGATGATGACGTTAATAACTCATTCTTTTGGGTTGAACGTCAAATGATTAAATTACCCTTCCAAGGCATTAAGGGCGATCCATCAAATACCAAACGCATTGAAATTCAAGTTCCTTGCATGGAAATGTATAACGAACAATGCCCTGTTCTCACTGAAATTCGTCCTTGGTACAAAGATGAATCTCTGAAAGAACTTGCAAATGCTTATTGGAAAAAGCGTTCTTACATCTTCCAAGGTTTTGTTCGTTCAAGCTCACTTGTTGAAGATAATGTTCCAGCAAACCCAATTCGTCGTTTTGCAATTTCTCCACAGATTTTCAACATCATCAAAACTTCTATTCTTGACCCTGATTTTGAAGACATGCCAACTGACTATATGAACGGTATCGACTTCAACATCAAGAAGGGTAAAAAGGGTGAATTTGCTGATTATTCTACTAGCACTTGGTCACGTAAGAATTCTGCATTAACCGAAGCAGAAATGAATGCAATCAAACAACACGGCTTATTCAAACTAAGTGATTTTCTACCCAAGAAACCAAGTGTTGAAGAAGTTCGGGTTATCAAAGAAATGTTTGAAGCAAGTGTCGATAATCAACCATACGATGCCGAAAAATGGGGCGCATACTTCAAGCCATACGGCATTGAGCTTCCTGGTGGCACTGCCAAACCAAAAGCTGCCCATGTAGTGGCTTCAGACAAGCCTGCAACTGCTGCTGATGTTCTTGATGGTGATACTGCACCGTGGGAAGGTGACACGAATGCTGCACGCCCTGTTGTTGCCCCTACTGCTTCAACTGGCTCAAAAGCTCAAGACATCCTAAGTGCAATTCGTAACCGTCAAACTGCACGCTGATACTAATCATTCAGTAATCTAAAATCTAAATAATTTCTCATGGGCCGATCTTTCTATAAACGATTGATCGGCCATTTTTCTTTCTACATTCTTAAATTTAATATGGCTAAACATTTCGACGTATCAAAGTTCCGTAAAGGAATTACAAAATCAATCCAAGGTGTTTCAGTTGGTTTCAATGACCCTGATACATGGATTTGTACTGGTAACTATGCACTTAACTTTTTAATCAGTGGTGATTTTAAGAAAGGTGTGCCACTGAGCAAAGTTTCTATTTTCGCTGGTGAAACTGGTTGTCTCCCAGAATCAGCTAAAGTGACCATTCAAACTTATGTGAATGAACATTTCTGGAAACGGCAGGTTTCGGTTGGTGAACTCAAAAAGTTATACCACACGATGACGGTCGATGGCTATTATCTACAGCATACGTTAGAGATTGAAACCCCCGATGGTTTTCAAGAAATCACTGATTGGTTTGATAAAGGTGTTATGGAAATGGTTAAAATTTCCACAAAATCACATCAAACTATTTGTGCAACCAACCACGCCATTCAAGTTATTGAAACCGATAATCCAGAAGATATTTCATGGAAATTGGCAGAAGATTTGCGGGTAGGTGATCTGGTTCTAACTGTTTCAGGTGTCGAAGCTGTTACTTCAGTTGAAGAATCCGAACCACAAGAATGTTTTGACTTTACGGTTAATCACGAAAATCATCGGTATTATGGGGATGGTTTCTCAAGTCATAACTCAGGAAAAAGTTATATTGTTTCTGGGAATCTAGTTCGTAATGCTCAAAAACAAGGTATTTTCGTTGTCATGATCGATTCTGAAAGCGCACTTGATGAGGCATGGTTACAACGGCTTGGTGTAGATACTTCAGAAGATAAACTTCTGAAATTGAATATGGCAATGATTGACGATGTTGCAAAAACTATTTCTGATTTCATGAAACAATACAAAGACATGAGTTCCGAAGATCGCCCTAAAGTGTTGTTTGTTATTGATTCACTTGGAATGTTGTTAACTCCAACGGATGTTTCACAATTTGAGGCAGGTGAGCTGAAGGGAGATATGGGCAGGAAACCAAAAGCACTAGGCGGTTTGATTCGTAACTGTGTCAATATGTTTGGTGCATACAATGTCGGTCTAGTTGCGGTTAACCATTCATACGACAGTCAAGACCCATACAACCCTGATCCTAAAATTTCAGGGGGCAGTATGTCACAATATGCTGCTAGTATCGTCGTTGCAATGAAAAAAATGAAACTCAAAGAAGACGAAGATGGTGCAAAAGTAACTCAGGTACTTGGAATTCGCAGCGGTTGTAAAATTATGAAAACCCGATTTGCCAAACCATTTGAAGATACTGAAATCTATATTCCTTGGAATACTGGCATGAATATCTATTCAGGTATGTTTGAACTCATGGAAAAGAAAGGGTTGCTAAACAAAGAAGGCAATCGTTACGCCTATACTGATTTGAATGGAAATGTTCACAAGTATTTCCGCAAAGAATGGAATAAGAATATCAATGGCGTTCTTGACTTGGTTATGGATGAATATGCTACAAAGGTAAAACCTGAAGAGTATGACCATTCAGCCGATCTTGAATATGACGAACCTTCAGAAACTGAACAACAATGATTAACAAACGATGGTATTCAACAGTCAGTGGAAATTTGAGCAAGATTCCTGATTTTGTTGCGTATTACGAAGCTGAGTTAGAAAAGGCAAGTTCAGAAACAAAAGTATCTGGAAACCTTGAACGACAAATGGCAATTTTGCCCCAACTTGTTGAAACTCGATTTAACCAGTTACAAGACATTGAAGCAGTTTTGAATTACATCAATATCGAAACAACGAAAGTTAGACGTAAGTATTTCCAAAAGTATTTGGAAGCATATAACCGACAACTTTCTAGTAGAGATGCTGAGAAATACACTGATGGGGAACCTGAAGTTATTCAATATGAATTACTTGCAAATGAAGTTGCCCTGATACGAAACCAATTTCTGGGGATCATCAAAGGACTTGACACAAAAGCATATCAGCTCAATAATATCACTCGATTAAAATGTGCTGGGTTAGATGAGGCTTCAGTCTAAACAATAAAAATGCCGACATGATTCAACTAAGAACATGTCGGCATTTTTGCGTCTAATAGTTGACTGATGTTGTTGGTTAAATGGTGGAAAGTTGGAAGAGTTTGATATATGATGCATTCATTATCTTTCACAAGACACTGAACCATGCCACCACAAAAACACATCTTCTTTGATCTTGAAGACACTTTAATCACCCCTGTCATTGAAGGGTGGTTGAAGTGTGAACTGGTTAATTTCCACAAGATTCAATCCATCTTGAAAGAATTTCAACCCACTCATGTTCATACCTTTACTTTTGCAATTCACGATGAAAATGATCGGCGTGGTTTTGAAACACAATGTAAGCAATGGTTAGAGCAGTCTCATCAAATCACCTTTTCAACTTGTAACGGTATTCATGAAATTCGTGAGCGTTGTTGTCGAGTTAAGGGATTGCAATCAAATCTAACCAGCATCAGTGACATGGTGGAATTCTGGGGAAAACAGCTTTCCTTCAGACTGTTTGTCGAAGATTGGTTTAAGCAATCATATTCAAGACATAACCCAAACCAACATGTAGAAATTATGCTCGTAGATGATTCTATTATCCCTGAGAAGTTTGAACTCTTTGATGGAATGTTGAAGGCATCTTGTGTTTTACCCTTTTAATTTTTGACTTAATATGACTTTTGATTTTACAAAACCTTCTGGTTATACTTTTACATATACCAATAAAGCTGATCCAAATAATCAATTAACTGATATGTTTGGTGATCCTGTGCCAGATGAACCAATTTGGTATGATCCGTTGTTAGTATCATGTTATTCAAACGATGCAAATTCACATGAACTTAGAATTAACGGCAACAAGCGTTATGCAAAAATGGAAGGGTTATTAACCCAACCTCATATTCTAAAGTTGTACGAAGATGTAAAACATTATTACAAAGCCAAAATCTCACAACGTCTTTTCATGCAAGGTGGTGTTTCAAAATACCGTCAAGACGTTTTAAGTTTCTTGAATGGTGAAACTTTAATTCTTGATGATCGTGATCTTGGAATGATTGCACGTTTGCCAGAATACTTCAAATATGATACTCACTTTGAAAATGTAATTGTTCCTGGGTTAGAAGGTTGGGATGATTCTATTGAAGTAACTAAAAATTATGGAGCACCGATTACCACACTTGAAGTAAAATACCGTCTTGAACGAAATGCAAAATCTGGGCAAACTACTTCAAAGAAAATCGAGTATTATTGTCAAGCATCAAATGACAATACAAAATATCCAGTGATGATTGATACATCAAAGAAAGAGTTTTCAGAATCTGTACTTTATTTTTGTTTCTCACAAAATAAAACGATTAGATTCGATCTTGAAATGGTTAACGGGAAATATGTTTTCGTTAATAATAAACCCATTTTCAAACTCACTGATTTCCAAACACTCCAAATTCATTCAATCCAATGACAACCATTAAATCTTATAAAACCGTTATTTGCCATTATGTTGAAACCGATGATCCAGATTGGTCAAGTTATCGGCGAAGTGGCCCTGAATGTTGGGAAGTTCTCATGGGTGAATCATGGGAACCTGTCTATGACTGTGCCAACCTTGAACACCAATTTCAGACTATGAAAAAGTTGACTGAATCACATTGGAATGAACAAAGTGGCGAGTATTGATGTTATGATGCACTCATCGCAACTCAACGCATGAATGGAATTTTAGAAATGTCTCACATCATTGCTGCAATTGAATTCTCAGTGAACCATACATTTATCCCGCAGTTAGCAGAAACTCTGAAAATTGATGGATACCGTGGTGGTTGGTTCTATACCAAAGTAAACTGCTATCAATCGTTTGAATCGATGTATGACACCACTATCTGCATCTGTCTGCAAAAAGACAAATCTATTGGACATTGTGAAACGTATGATGAATTGCAAGATTCGTCTATTCCGTTGTTCACCATTGAACAATTTCTTGATTTGTCGCAACATGAGTTTGAACAACTTTCAGAAAACAAATATGACAAGTTGCTGTCACAACTTCAAAACACCACCGACAACCAGACGCGAGCTGAAATTCTCATGAAAATGCTTGCAGTTGTAAATCACCCAACTTCTGATTAAATCATGATCCCGACTATTCTTCTTCAAATTATCGCATTGTGTGTTACACTTACACTTGTTTGCGTTTGTTGGGTTGAACTCAAGACGTTTCACCTGAAGCCATTCGTGGCTTGGAAAATGCCAGCAGTTATCATGGGTCTTGCAATGAACGTGATTCTTTCTGGATTTTTGATTGTAACTTTGTTTAATTAAGGAGCTTGAATGACTCTATATTCTAAAATTGGATGCATCGGCGTGACTTTGTTTGCACTTTCTGGGTGCAATGAAGAAATGATTGCAAACCCTGATATTATCAATGTTGGAACCTATGAAGGATGTGCAGTAAAATACATTGATCGCGGTGCGCAATCAAGAAGTTTCTACATTGCAAAATGTGAGTCCCAAAGTACCACAACATCCCAACAAATTCAATCTGGTAAATCTTCATACAAAACCGCCACTATTTCAGTTCAAACGCCACCTGAACCTGTTGACCCAAAACAGCAAAAGATCACTGAACTTGAACAACAATTGAAGCAACTTCAAATTAAAATTGATTTATTGAACGGGAAATAAAATATGGAAGCAATGATTATTGCTGGGTTTGTCTGTATTGTGATAATTGCAGTAAACTCATTTTTAAACGACAAGAACGATGACTCACAATAAATTTGAAATTGAAAAGGAAACTAAATGAATTATGTCCATCCATTACTTTGGATTTTTGGGGTTGGTTTTGGTTGTATTGTTGGATATTATTGGAATAAATGGGAAACACAAGATGTCGAAATTGCAACCAGAAAATTAAAGAAATATAAAGATGCAATTGCTGAACTTAAACGTGATAAGGAACAATTTTAAATGATTTACGAACTGTTGAACATCTTTGGTTGTGTACTAATAGCATTCGGCTTTGGGTTACTAATACTGAAACTGTATGATTGGTTGTACCCAAAACCTGAAAATACCAGATCACCAATGGTTGAACCTGAAAATCCTTGGCCACGGAAATAACTACATTTAAAGGAATTATATGTGGTTTACTATCTATATTTTGATAATTATTTTGGCTCTAATTGTGAATTATATTTGCGAATGGGTTAAAAACATCAAACAGTCATTAAACAAGGAAAATTAAATGCATAGTTATTATATCATCGGAATCTGCTTTTCGTTGTTTATTGGTGGCATGGCGAACATTAAACTTGCCAATTCCACGTCAGAAATGAAAGAACTGTTCGAGAAACAGTCCTCTCAAATTCAATCCATACAACAACGAATCACCGAACTTGAAAATCGTGAAATTGAAGTGAAAGTTAATCTTTCGATTAACGGCGAGCAGGTTACTGAAACAAAACACAACCCACCCGCAGTTAAATCAACATTCTAAATACGCATTCACCTAGACCAAGGGAGACTCTAACACAGTCTCCCTTTTCCTATTTCCACTAAAATATATACCCACGCCACTTAAATGACCATTAAAAAAACAGTAACCCTAACCATAACCGACGAAGTAAATTGCAAATTTACTGGACTTGACCCAAAAGATGCACGCGCACTTGTTAGGAAATTTGAAGTCGATATTCCTGGTGCAAAATTTCAACCGAGTGTTAGATTAGGCCGATGGAATGGCAAAGCATCATTCTTCTCACAAGGCGGCTCCACCTATATCAATCTACTTGATGAAATTATTCCATTCTTAAATGACAAAGGATATGAGCTTGATCTCAAAGATGCCCGCGATTATCCACTTTCATTTGAAACAAAACCAATAGATCAAACCACGTTCCAACACGTTAAATGGCCTAAAAAACACCGATTAGAAGGTGAGCCTATTGTTCTTCGTGAAGATCAAATCAAAGTTGTTAATGATTTCCTTCAAAATCCACAAAGTCTAAGTGAACTTGCAACGGGTTTTGGTAAAACAATCATGACAGCAGCATTGTCATATTGTATGCAAGAATTTGGAAGAACCATTGTTATTGTTCCAAACACCAGTTTAGTAACTCAAACGTATGATGATTATGTAAATCTTGGTTTAGACGTTGGAGTATATCACGGTGAAAAGAAACAACTAACCAAACAGCATACTATTTGTACTTGGCAGAGTTTGAATGTCATCATGAAATCAGACAAGGAATTACTTACATCTTTACTTGAAAATGTGGTTGCTGTTATGGTTGACGAAGCACATGGCGCAAAAGCCAGTGTTTTGCAATCAATGCTTAATGGCCCATTTGCAAAAGTTCCATATCGTTGGGGATTTACTGGCACCATTCCACATGACAAACATGCTCAAATGATTCTTAAAACTTGTATTGGTGATGTGGTTAACAAAGTAACTGCGGCTGAATTACAAGAACAAGGAAAACTCGCACAATGTCATATTAAAATGCTTCAGATTCAAGACGATATTCAATTCAAAGCATACCAAAATGAGTTAAAATATCTAACTGAAAACGACGAACGATTAACTGTTCTTGCAAACCAAATCAAAGAAATTTGTAAAACTGGAAACACGTTGGTTCTAGTTGACCGAATCATGGCAGGAACATTGCTTCAATCAAAATTGAAAAATCCAGATGGTTCTGAAGTGCCATTCATTCAGGGTGATGTTAAATCATCTGAACGCAAAGATGCATACGACATGGTTTCTGAATCCAATAACTTGTGCATGATTGCAACTTTTGGAGTTGCTGCGGTTGGTATTAACATTCCTAGACTATTCAATGTGGTTTTGTTTGAACCTGGAAAATCGTTTGTCAAAGTCATTCAAAGTATTGGCCGAGGAATTCGCAAAGCACATGATAAAGATTTTGTGCAAATTTGGGACTTTTCTAGTTCTTGTAAATTCAGTAAACGCCATGCACTTGAACGACGTAAATTCTATACTGAAGCAAAATATCCATACTCTCAAGAAAAACTAAACCTTAAATGAACATTCTTACTGCTGAAAATAAACCCTTTAATACTGAAACTTTACCTGACCAATTAGGTGATGTGTATTATGGAGTTCTCGATAATTCCAATCCATGTGATGTAGATTATTTCTTTCATCCACTTGCGTTTTTGGAATCCTTTAATTCACCTGCCATTCAACTCAGAATCGGTGGAAAATATAAAGTCAAAATGCCGCTTGATTGGCAAATTTTGATCGGTGATCCTGAATATGGGGATTTAGAAACAGTGCCCCTATCATCACTGAATGATCGTGGGTTTAAGGCATTTCAATATAATCCTATTAGTGGGTTTAGACCAACATTTTTAGATGTTGAAGTGGTGGATGTTATCCCTGACATCGGCTGGTTTACACCTAGACTAAAAAATGGACAATTCTTGTGTGTTCCCATTGAATGGGGTGATAAGCCACAATGCGTTTATTTTGTTAACAAAGAATTAACACGCGGGTGTGAAGTTGTGGACTTCCAACAATCATTCTGAGTGAAATAGTCGGGTATTTGTTGAAAGCACTTGCGTTTTCAAAATCTTGGTGCATAATAGATTCATCGGTTAGCGAAAGACGCAAACTAAAACACCTGAAAGGAACTTCAAAAATGATGAGCATCTTTACCCAAAACCAGTACCGTGTAACTCGCGGTGATGTTGATTTTGGCATTGTTGATGCAGGTGACGAACAACACGCACTTGATCAATGCGCCCGACAATTGGGCTTCCGTTCAGAATTGGACATGGAAATCGTTTTGGGAGTTCCGTCTGGATTTGAAATCGAAAATTATTACGGCGAAAATTAAATCAACAAAAATGCCCTATCTGGTTTTATTCAGATAGGGCATTTTGCTTTGTACATGTATCTTTCATCAAAAAACACAAGATTTTTAACAAATGCGTTATCTGTCGTTATCTGCTTTTATTATACTTATATCTTGCACATATCTGTATCTAAAATACGTTAAAAATTAGCCATTTTCTGTTTTTGCATCTAAATGCATCAAGTAGTACCCAAGTACCTCCAAAATGCACTTAAAATAAACTCTAATAAAATCAACAACTTAGCTCATGTCTACCCATCAAAAACCACACAATCTTGTCAACTACTTCCAAAACATTTTGATTTCTAAAAATTGTGGTGCATAATAGCTTCTTGTTCTAACAACCCCACGTAAAGAAACCTCTATGATTCAACCAATCTTCGACGCAACTGGCATTCCGCTTTCCCTTCACAATCTGGTTTATTTTCAAGATCGAACCGAAGATCAAGATGGTGACGATCTAGTGACAACTTCGTTTGGTACGATCACGACGATTAACCATAATGGAACAGTTGACATCAAGGTGACACACCAAATGTGTCGGTTCATTGGCCAACACACTTCACCACTCAAACGCGAGTGTAAACCATACGTCATCACCCGCCCTTCTGAAACCATTATTTTTCGCAACTACAATTAAACATCATGCTAATCAAAGATATTAAATCCAAATGCCTTGAACTGCGCAAGGCTAAGTCGATTTTTGCATCATCTCTCCAAACCTTTATTGGTGAAGTTGAAATGGTGGCAAAGAATAAGCAGCAAGAATCCCCAACCGACGAACAGTGCATTGCCACCCTGAAGCGGTTTTGTGACAAGATTGACGAAACTATCGGTCTTATCACTGACCCATCCAAAATCGAAGCCCTAAAGGCTGAAAAGGCCATCTATGAGCAATTTGTGCCCAAACAACTATCACAATCAGAACTAACCAAAGTCGTTAAGCAATTTGTTTCAAACAATCCTTGTGTAAAAATGGGCCAGATTATGGCTCACCTGAAGGCAAATTACACTGGCTTGTATGATGGTAAAATGGCATCGGATGTTGTAAAAACTCTGATCTAATATCTTTTCTTTGATAATGAATGGACACCTTGATAGATAGGTGTCCATTTTTCTTTTTGAAAATCAATTACATGACAACAAAATTTGACATCGCCAGTGATATTCATCTTGAGTTTGGGCCGTGTTATATCACCAACAAATCAGGGGCAGAAACTTTAATTCTGGCTGGTGATATTTTTGATTCATATACGCTTGAATTATTTCCCGATAAGATCACGGAATTCTTTGATCGAGTTTGTGAACAGTATTCTCATGTTGTTTTGATTTTGGGAAACCATGAGCACTATGGTACTTCGGATTTCCATAAAACTTACAAGGTTATTAACGAATTGGTTAAATCCAAATATGATAATTTGTATATTCTGGATAATGAACAATTTATGATAAATGGAGTTACTATTTTTGGTGGCACTGGTTGGACAAGTTTTAATAACGCAAATCCAGTGATCATGGCAAATGCTGGTTTTATGATGAATGACTATAACCACATAAACAGGGGTTCAACAAAATTAAAACCAAGTGATGTCTTATCCGAACATAACAAATGGAAATCATGGATTGAATCTGAAAAGAAACTATTCAACCAAGAAGAAAAGTGTGTTATTGTTACTCATCATGCGCCATCATTCCAATCAGTTCACCCACGATATGAAAAGGTTGACCCAATCAATTACGCATATTGCAACAACTTTGAATACTTTGCTCAAAATATGACAGGGTTGAAATACTGGATTCACGGACACGTGCATGATAATTTTTATTATGAGTTGTCAGATACTTGCATCGTGGTTTGTAATCCTAGAGGTTATGTCGGTCATGAAATACAGGCTTCGCATTTTGAACCTGTTACGATTGAAATTTAATTCTTGAGTGTGATTGTCAACTTTGTGCTTGTCTGATCGAATTTGGTGTATACTTATTGCACTGAAGACAAAAGGAGTTCCAAAGTGCTTACCACCGCAGCTTTCAGAAGCGAACCATTTCAGCCTGCCTTTG